TACACCACCCTCATCTTGGGTGCAGGTACACCTACTTCAATACCAATCTCAGTAATCATCCTATCTACCCCTCTACAGATAACCAGATACTACAGATAAAAAAAGGGTTAGTCAAGAAGTAACCCCTGACTAACCCTGAAGGCAACTGCTAGAGCATTCGGGAACTAACAGTAACTGCAATATATACCAACAAGTGTATGGACTGTTACGGGAGCGACCCGTACAGAGCATCGGGGTGAATAACTTAGGTTTGGCTAGCTTGCAAGACACCTTACCCAGAGGCCACATGACCGACTTCATACCTGCCAATCCACACACTTTTTGGAAAACCAACTTTACCACAAAACACATTTTTTTTATGGGGGGCGAGAAGTTGGGAGCACACCATTCCAGACCCTCCGACCCATCTCCTGAGCCAACTGGTTACGCCTAGCGTGCGATGACATGCGACATGTCCCAAACCCATGTCATGACATGCACGGGTAACGGGTAAGGCTTAATTGTCGTTACAGTGGGCGGTAAGTGACAAACCCCTTTTGTCCCCGATAAGTAACCAGGCATTGCCTTAGATATACTATTACAAACACAATCTAGAATATATTTAGTGTACTACATATACTAACCCTAGTCTTACTACCGTTGCAGTAACTTTATTACTAGAATAATACTGTATAGATTTACATGAGGGTTTTTCCTATACTATATAAATCAAGTAGTTACAGCAACTGGCACGATTCTATTATGTATATATGTGTAAGCCTTGAAAATTTAGGCTTACGTCAATCAATCAACAAAGGGAGTAGTACTCATGTCAATCTATCAATCTGAAGGCTTTGAAAACCGTAAAGCCTATTTAATCGACCTGGCTGAAACGTACGGTATCGACGTACAAACCGTTTTTGCACTTGCAAGTATCCTAGGTTCAAATGAAGACTTTGACGGCCTTGTAACGGCCTTAGAAGACCTTGAAATGACGGGAGAATTCTAATGGCCTATGCAACTTTCAATGATGCGGCAAGGGCGGCAATTCGCTTATCAAATACGCATAGCGATGATTACTATGTGGTATTTGAAGAAAATTCTTACCATGCGGTAAATGATTATGACCTTGAAACGTGGTTTGCAGGTGCAAGTACTCTAGGTTATGCAGGTTATGGCTTAGGCTTTGAAGCGTTCTAACATTTCAACCCGTAGGCCATGCTAACCCGTGGCCTACAAGGTGCAATGTTGCATCATTCTAAAAAAGGTAAGTTACCATGCAATTCTCAATTCAACGCAAACAACTTAAGGCCATGTCCAGGCTTGCAGCCACTAAGGACATACGTTATTACTTGAACGGTTTGCATGTCGTTCAGGACAACCGTGGTACGTATATCGAAGCAACTAACGGTCATATGCTTGGTCGTTTGCTTGTTGACGAAACACCGACAGCAAACCCTTGCAGTGTGATATTACCGCTTGAATCGGTGAAAACCTTGTCAGCAACGGGCAAAAAGGGTAATGAATCATTGTGCTTTACCGTTGACGGGGTAAAAATTACCGTTATCAACCCCGATAGTACAAGCATGGTATTTCAAAGGGTAGAGGGTAAATTTCCCGATTGTGACCGTGTTGTTCCTAAATTGACAAGCGATAGCGGCCTTGAACCCAGTACTTACAACCCCGAATATATTGCAGCGTTTGCCGATTGTGCAAACGACTTAAGAGGGCATAAGTCAACGGGTATATCCGTTCAAATCAAGCAACGGGGCAACGATAGCGGCATTGTCAATATTGATAGTGAACCCTTGTTTGTAGGCATTATTATGCCTATGCGGGAACATGGCAGCGTCAATATTCCTACTTGGTGCTCACGGCCTAAGACCGTTACAAGTGAACCAGTAACGGCCTAAGTGATACCCGTAAGCCTACTACCCGTGGGCTTATGGATTATCATTCGCTTGATAATCGCATCATCAACTAACTTAAAGGGTAGTACCATGTCAGACCGTATCACTGATTCCATGCTTGAAAACCGTGTCAAACGCTTGAACGAATTGACGAATTCACCACTTGAACCGTATTCACAGATTGACGGTCGAAGTGTTGCAAATATAGGCAATTTCCACTTGTCACACGCATACGGTGGTGTTTGCTTGCATCGCATGTACAACGATGGTGGCGGTATTACAACGCCCATAATCAGTTATCACACGACCAAACGACACTTGTACGACCTAATGAATGCCTATGCAGATGGCATTATGTTTGCCCTTGAACAAATGACGGAAACCGTTTAAACGCCCCTTATAGGGGCTTGTAGCCCCTTTTTTTAACCTTTGGAGTCTGTGACCATGAAAACAAGCGAATTGACAGGAACTGCGCTTGACTATGCAGTGCAAATAGCAGAGGGATATATTCAACCTCAGCCGGTAGATTTTGCTCAACGCATATTCAAACCATCAACCAATTGGGCGCAAGGTGGCCCCATTATTGAACGTGAAAAGATTGCTATTGACTTTGATGGCAAAGCATGGACAGCCAGCGATAACGACAGCCCCATTTGCCACCGTGCATCAACCCCTCTGGTTGCCGCTATGCGCTGCTTTGTTGCCAGCAAATTAGGTGATGAAATTGAAGTACCAAAGGAGTTAGCCCCATGACTGAGAAAAATATTATTGATTTTCTGTGGGATGTATTGTGCGACTACCGTGACCAAGTTATCCCAGAAGGCGTAGCCGTGCATGATGAAAAATGGAACGACATTTGCACCGTCATGGCATGGCTAGAAGAAGATTACAAAGCCCCTACACATTTCGATTAAAGGATAGCCCCATGAAACCAATTTATTTCAAAACCCGCGATGAAGCAGAGAAAGCCGCCGAACCATACAAGAATCAACATTTCACAAACCCTTACCAATATAAGAATGAATGCAAAGCAGTGAAAATAATTGAATTTAAAAAAGGCTTTGCTATCCAATTCGGGGACTGTGGCCCTTATTTACAAAAAGATGGAGTAGCCCCATGATTAAATTCAAGCCTGAGTCCCTGAACGACACCCCCCGTAGGTATCCCCGTACCTTGTCGGAAGCCTTTCCCGCTGCCCCTGCATGGCAGGATAAGTCCCCATTGTCGGACAGGGTACTTATATACCTGTGTGCCTTTGCAACAGGGTTCTTGACAGCCCTGATTGTTTTCAGTTAATATCTGCCCCGTTGTCGTAGAAAGCAACATATTGAAAGCCGTTACACATGCTCTCGCCCTTGGTCTTCACCTATGGGTTTCTACCGAGGGCAGTTGTAACGGTTTTTTTTATGCCCCTACGTCAACCGTACCCCTCACGATAGTAAGCACCCATGACTGTGGTGGCGAGGGAGGAAAGCGGTTCACCTTGACCGAGACCTGCGAAGGCTCAACAGGGAAACGGGTGCACGAGGGTTTTGCCCCAAGTGATAAACAGGCGCGTAGGCTGATAGTCAACTGTTGCAGAGACAGAATCTCTGGCCTGATAAATAAAGCAGCAAACGGCATTAAGGGTAAAACCCCAATGCTGACACCCAATAGGGTGACGCATAGGACACAGACTAATCATCATCCCTATACGTTGTCCCTACTATTGTCTAAAGGAAACACACACATGAACAGACAAGAAGCAAATCAAGTCTTAAACCAAGTCAAAGGTGGCATATTGCACCCCCCCTCTGCCATCATCAAAGCCCTTACCATCACAGGAGATATATGTGGAAAACTTACTAGCCCTGATAGCACTGCTAGCAGCGGGTGGACTCATAGTGATAGCCCCTCTGTTCATCATGCTGTTGTACAAAGCCTGGAAGGAGAACTGACATGACACAAGATGAAATTGACACTATGTGGCAGCAAGCCATGCGTCAGTCTATTGAAGAAGGTGAGATGTTTACCCGCTATCACTTTGCCAAACTGGTAGCCGCCAAAGAACGTGAAGAAATTGAAAAATTGTTTGAAGAATTAAGCGACAACACTGAACCTCATAAAGACTATGAAGATTACGATGATGGGTGGGTGGATGCTTGCTATGCTTGTAAGTGGGCTGTTACATCCAGAGGTGAAGCATGACACAAGATGAAGCATTCAAATCGTGGTGGCACAACGAAGGCAGTCAAGCCCCATACACGCACCACGATTGCGAAGAACACACTATGCGTATGTGTGAGATTGCGTGGAAAAACGCTGTTTACAAAGAATGTGAAGCCTGTGCAAAGGTGTGTGATGAATTTAATTTTGGGCAAGCTCCAATGATGATTCAAAAAGCCATCAGAGCTAGAGGTGAAGCATGATAGTCCTTAGAAACCCTATAAAAAATGTCAAGCCTTTATATCTTATGGACACTCATGAATATCAACTTTATGACGGGAGAAAAGTCCCCGCTGAAGTTTTATATGAGGGGAATGAAGATGGTAAAAAGATTTATTTAGACATTCAAAAAGAGAATCGCAAAGCAACAAAAGCTAAGGGAAAACAATCATGATTAAAGTATTGAAACAGTCGTTTGATGTGTTGGATGACATATGGAACAGTTGCCTTCCACTTCATAATGTTGATGACATAAGAAAGGCAAAGGCATCCCTACGCAAAGCCATTGCAGAGTTGGAAAGCCAAGAGCCTGTGGCTGTTGTTGATGGCGATGCTCACGACATCAAAGTTAGGTTACTGATTGGCGGCATTAATTTGAAGCCAGACACCAAGCTCTACACCCACCCACCAGAGCGCAGCGAATCGTCTGGCAAGCCATCCGCATGGGTAGGACTAACGGATGAGGAGTTTGATTATTTGCGAGATAACAACTTTGGAGTCTCGCCATTGATAAGCGCAGTCGAAGCCAAATTGCGAGAGAAGAATTCTCCGCATAAGGAGAAGAACACATGACCATCCGACAACTCAGACGCAGACACAACAAATATTTTCTACACAGAGAAAGGAGTGCTTGACATCATCTAACCAACTGTGCTTATAATCTAATCCCAATCATCTTTAACTGAAAGGTTCGTGACCATGAAACTGTGTATCAACTGTAAACACGCTGTCTTCCCGACAGAGCATCCCAACAGGGAAGTCTCCAGATGCGGCTACAACCGCCCTATAAGCCTTGTAACAGGGCTTCATGTCCCTGATGACAAGCTACCCTACTGCGCTGTCCAACGACTCAACCATGAGCCTTGTAAGACCTCTGGTGAACTCTGGGAAGCTGCCGCCCATGTGATGACTCCAGAAGAGGAAGAAGAACTCATGAAGGGGATGCCACATGAGTGAATTTTCAATGATAAGTATTGACATCAGACTCTATAACGACAATATGGAAGATGACTATGTTGTTTACAAACAAACAATTCCCGTAAATGTGTTGCAAAAAATCGATTCAAGATGGTTAGAAAAAATTATTGCAACTGTTAATGGATTGGAGGTTACACATGTCTGATTTCTCACCCTCCACCCGCAACTCCGCTATCTGGTCTGGTGACTCCCGCAAGGTAGCCAACGGACGGGCAAACGAAGTCATCCTGACAAAGCAAGGCATCATCGAGATTGAGGACTTGTCAGAGATAGAAGCTGTCCAGATGGGTCATGTACTTGAGCCTGTTATCGGCAGACTCGCACAGGACAAGCTAGGTGTCGAGTTAACCAAGATTGAGGAGAGTCTCACACATGCCAAACACCCTTGGTTCAAGTCTCACTTTGACTTTGCTGGCAAACAGAATGGCAAGACTATTCTGGTTGAGTGTAAGAACTACAACGCTGCCACCCGTTCTAAGTTTGACGTTAGCGGTATCTGTCCTCCAGCAGACATGGCTCAACTGGTACACGAAGCTGCTGTATTCGGTGTCGATATGGTTTATCTCGCCGTTCTATTCGGAGGTCAAGAGTTTGTCCTTATCCCGTTCACCATCACTGACGAGCAGAAGGAAGAGCTTATCAAGCAGATGGCAGTCATCTGGGGACACGTACAAGCAGGGACTACTCTGCCGCCAGAGGATGTGGAGCAAGTCAAACTTCTCTATCCAGTCAGCACAGAAGAGGTCAAAACAGCCTCCGCAAGTGTTGAGCAAGCCTGTCTAGCTTTGGCTCAAATCAAAGCCAATATCAAGGCTTTAGAGGCTCAAGAAGAGCAGTACGACACCCTGGTAAGGGGTTACATGGCTGACAAGGGAACACTTGCCACCATTGACGGCAAAGTCCTAGCGACTTGGAAGTCAGCAAAGCCTAGCGTCAAGTTCGATGCAAAGCTGTTTGAAAGTGCCATGCCAGACATCTACAAGCAATTTATGCGTGAAGTGCCTGGCTCTCGTAGATTCCTTTTGAAGTGAGGTTCACATGTTTTACACATTCAAAGACAAAACGCAAGTTCATGCAATGCAAAAAGAAATTGAATTTCTTAAATCAGATGTAAAAAATCTGATAAGAAGACTTGAAATTCAAACCATACGCATAGATGCGTTGATGAAAGCCTACCCTTACGGGGCAAACACTGACGGCTCACCACGCCAAAAGCCTGGCAGAAAGCCAAAGGTGCAAGCATGAAGGCTCATCCCTTTATTCACAAAGACCCTACCTCTGGACTCACACGTATGGAGGAAGGGATGGATTTGCGGGACTGGTTCGCTGGTCTGGCAATGCAAGGTATGTTTTACCAAGGCAGTAATGTCTATGACCTGATGGCACAAAGAGCCTACAGAATTGCAGATGAAATGATGGAAGCACGTACAAGAAAGGATGTTCCCAGTGAGTAATATCGTAGCGTTTAATGACATGCAGCAGATGGCAGAGGTTGCCGCTGGTAGCAAGATGTTTGGGTTCAAGAACCCACAAGAAGCAATGGCAATTATGCTGTTGTGCCAAGCAGAGAACTTACACCCTGCTGTGGCTATGCGTGATTTTCATGTCATCCAAGGTCGTCCTGCTTTGAAAGCAGATGCAATGCTTGCTCGTTTCCAACAGGCAGGTGGAACAGTTAACTGGAAGGAATATACAGATGAGCAAGTCACAGGCGTGTTCTCGCATCCTCAAGGGGGAACTCTTGAGCTTACGTGGACATTGGCACAAGCCAAGAAAATTGGGATTGCCACGAAGGATAACTGGAAGAACTATCCAAGAGCAATGCTACGTGCGAGAGTCATTAGCGAGGGCATTCGTTCCGTGTTTCCAGGCTGTGTTGTCGGAGTCTATACACCTGAAGAAGTCCAAGATTTCGAACCTCCCAAAGAAAAGTTCATGGGAAATGTCGAGCGGGTTCAGGACATACCAAAAGTTGAAGACGTTGAAATGGTTGAGGACGGTGCGTTTGCGCTACATGTACCAGGTACAGACCAACCCTACAAACGGTATGCAACAACAGAGGATTGGATAAACGGCTATGGAGATATGGTCGCACGTATTGCGGGCAGTCAAAAGCTCTCTGTGGAGGAAAAGGCAAACAAGCTCTCCGCACTTGCCGAGTGCAACAAGGTTGTTACAGAAAACTTCCACACTATGGATAAAGTCAAGCTCAAAGGAGCAATCGTTGAAGCAGGAGGAACAGTCTCCCCAAAGCCCGACAAGTCCCAACCACTTCCCGATTCGGGACTCAGCGAGCCAATATTTTGACCCACCTTCAAAACGGGAAAAGTATCACTCCAATGGAAGCATTGAATGAGTACAACTGTTTCAGGCTTGCAGCACATATCGAAAGTCTGCGGAAAAACGGACACAGAATCTTTACGCACATGGTTAATGAAAACGGCAAGAAGTACGCCAGGTACACACTCAACTGAAAGGATTTATATGGCGACAAACAATGCACACAAAGAGATGCCAGGTTCAGGTGTCATGTATTGGGAAGAAGAGGAGATGCGTAAGTCTCCCAAAGGCCCAGACTTCAAAGGCTTTATCGTCCTTGAATGCGATTACAAGGCAGGTGAGAAGTTGAAGATTGCTGCATGGCAAAAACCTACCAGCCGTGGTCACAACCTGCTTGCTCTGAAAGAAGATAACTGGAGCAAGAAGAAGCGTGAAGAAGAGATGAAGGACAAGGAAGTGCCGTCAAGGTACACGCCTAGACCATCACGCTCTAATGACTCCGAAGATGTGCCTTTCTGATGGCAACAAAAGTCTCTCCCACACAGCGTAGTCTGGCTCACCTACGTGAGCTTGGCTACCACGTTGAAATCGTTGAGAAGTGGAACAGCTTCACCAAACAACGAAAAGACTTGTGGGGGTGGGCTGACCTTCTTGCGATACGCAAGGGTGAGGTTCTGGCAGTGCAGGTGACCGCCTCTGCTGTCAGTGACCGCATAAAGAAGATTATGGCTTCCGACACTCTGGCACTTGTGCGAGATGCGGGAATCAGAATCGAAGTGCATGGCTGGCGCAAGTCAGCAAAGACCAACAAATATGTTTTAAGAATTGAGGATATATCATGACAGACCAAGCACCACAGCAACAACAAATTCAGATGAGCCAGAAGTCTTTGCAAGCAGCAAACAACTCTATTGGTTACTCCACCCAACTCATCAACATGAGCCTCCAACAACTGTGGAACATTGCCTACCAAGCTGGTTTTGAAGACGCAATGGAAATCGTTAAAACTGACCAAGGAATCCAGCAATGAGCAAAGCACACATCTTTGTGGCAACCCCTATGTATGGCGGCATGACCACAGGCTACTATTGTCAGTCCCTGGTCAACATGACCGCCGTCATGCGTCAGGCAGACATCGACATGAGCTTCTCTTGCATGTTCAACGAAAGCCTCATCCAGCGGGGCAGAAACGCTCTTGCACACGGGTTTCTCCAGAAGAAGGATGCAACCCACCTGATGTTCATTGACGCTGATATTCGCTGGAATCCTGCCGACATCATCCCGATGATTGAGGCTGACAAGGACATCATCTGCGGTATCTATCCCAAGAAGGAAATCAACTGGCATGGTGTCGAGCAAGCCGTCAAAGAGGGTGTAGCTGTTGACCAACTGAAAACCCGTACAGGTAGCCTTGTGGTTAACCTTGTGGACTATCAGGGGACAGTCACAGTACCAGCACATGAGCCTGTGGAAATCTGGAATGGCGGTACAGGCTTCATGCTTATCAAGCGTGAATGCTTGGAAGACTTGTCAACAAAGATGGCAAGTTACATCAATGATGTCACGTTCCTGTCTGGCGAAATCAAGCAGGACAAGATTGTGGAGTTCTTTGCCTGTGCGATTGAAGAAGGCGTAGGACGCTTGCTGTCAGAGGACTACTACTTCTGTCAGGAAGCACGTAGGCATGGGTACAAGATTTACGCTGCTCCTTGGGTGGTTCTGGGGCATTTCGGTAGCTACCTGTTTGAAGGTGGCTTGTTACCCGCTCCATGACCATTTCTCTTGACCTTGGGTGCGGTGAAACAATCCGCAACCCGTACCAAGCTCTACAGTGCGTAGGACTCGACATAGAGGACGCTGACTTGGCTGTCGAGCCTATCCCCTACCCTGATGACCATTTTGATTTTGTGACGGCATACGACTTTCTGGAACACATCCCCAGACTGTTGTATGTCCCACACCGCAGATACCCGTTTGTGGAACTGATGTCAGAGATATGGCGGGTGATGAAGGTGGGAGGCAAGTTCTTGTCTTCCACTCCAGCGTTTCCACATGCGCCAGCGTTCCAAGACCCGACACATGTCAACATCATCACGCCTCTGACCTTTGCAGAGTATTTCGATGATGAGAAGACTTGGGCGAAGATGTACGGATTTAAAGGCAAATTCCACATCAACAATATGCGCTACCACGGCCCTCACCTGATAGCGGAACTGGAAAAGGTCAGCGTTTAGCTGTCTTGGCTGAACGCTTGAAGGCTGCCTTTGTCGGGTAGCCTTTCTGACCTGGACGCTTGGCAGGAAGTCCTGCCGCTCTGCGTCTGTTGATGTTGTAGTACAAGCCTCGCTTGGCTTTAGGTGTGTATGCCATTATCTGCACCCCCATCTCTTTCTGGCTGCTTTACCACGCTCACCTGTCCAACTCTTGCTCCTGGCGCAGAATGACTTGTGGCGTGGGCCTGATTTGGTTGGGGCTTTTAGGTTGCTACCTGTAGCCCTGTTTGTCTTTGCTCTACCTTTGGCAGTCAAGCCACCACCCGCCTTGACGGATAGCTTCTCGCCTCTGCCAACAGACAGGTTGGGTGACTTCTTTCTCATCCTACATTCCTCTCAAAATGGGGACAATCAACCAGGTTAGAAAAGTTGCCTCCCCACCTGTTCTTAGGGTGCAAGGACTCCCAGAATGCACCCAGAAAAGCAAGGGTAGCCTTGTCCCAGATTATCTTCCCATCCTTGAAGAAGTTCAAATCTATGGCACACCGTTTCAAATGGATGCTGTTCATGGTCTTGGAACGGCCTGTCTTGAAGTAGATGGCCTGTTGTTCAGGTGTACGGGCAAGTTCACCGCCAGTGACCACAAAACCTTGTTCTGTGGCGTAAGTGATGAGTTTGCAAGCATCCAGTAGGAATGCTGCCTGTTCTTGACTGAGGCTCATTTCTTCCTCATTTCTGCAAGTTTTTCAACCGTTCTGCCGCCAAAGTACGCACCCATGATGAGCATTCCCCAGTTTCCAAGCAAGGTGACGTAGGACTCATTTGCGTTTAGACCATAGGCTGACATCATGGCAAACAGGAAATATCCCAAAAAAATGGCAATTAAGCTCATAGGGCGTATGTTTTTGGACAGCCAAGAGTCAGATGCCATATCTGCTTGCCAGCGGTCTGTGATGTTGTCAGCATCGTTCTGGGCAGCTTTTGCCAGCAAATCCAGTTCAGCCAACTCCATCTTGGCTTTCTCTATACCAAGCTCCAGCAACCTCTCTTCATGCTCAAACTGAAGTTGTCGCAACTTGGCAACATCTTCTGGTGTGGGTGCATCTGGAATCTTTACGCCAAGGGTGTTCTCCACCACTTCCTTGCCTTTTGCTTGGATGGCAGAGGACAGCAGTCCCAAACCATTTTCAGCCAGGCTTCCCAACAGGGATGCAAGTATAGGAATCATTTTTCATCCTTAATCAATAACCGCCGAACAATTGCTTGTTGCTGCCGAATCTCTTCTCTGAGCATCAGCATATCAAAATACATAGATGCCATCAAATACAAAAACAGGGGAAGAATCATCATCAGGCAGACCAAGACAATCAAGAGCTTGGTGTACCCCTCTTCATCAGGCTTATCGACCACATCAAAAGCAGGAGGTACATAGAAACCAGAGCCACCGCCCCGATTACCAGAGCTTTGTCCTGAAGGTTGTTTAGCATTTGCTTTCGTTGCCATGCCGCTCTCCGAGCCTTCTCTTCCTGTAGCACCCTCTCCTGTTCTTCCTCTTCCCGCAACCTGGCGTATTCATCTTCAAATCTTGTCCACACCGCACCAAGGGCAGGGTCTACATGATAAATGAGGAACTCACGCAATTCAACAGTTTGCCGCTCTAACTCTATCTGGTTAAAGACATTCTCAAGTGCTTGCGTTTTAAGAGATTTTGCCTTGGGAGGATTACGCTTTACCTCTTCTGCTTGTTTTTTAACCTCTTCATGGGCTTCAAATAACTGCCCTATGTAACCAGAGATTTCTTTGGTTATCTTGTGAACTTCACCGCCTGTTTGTTTGATGTCCTTATAAAGGGCAACCCCTTGCTTTATTGCCGCTATAGCACCTAGAGCAAGGGTGAACGGGTCAATTTACAGGCCCTCACCAGGCACGATATAGCACTCAGGCGTACCTGACTCAGAAACAAAGGTAACGTACACGGGAGCAGTGTTGGTAACCTGTGGGCCAGAAATAACCATGCGAGTATCTTGCGGGACAACGATGGCGTAGTTGGGCGTTGCGTTGGTTGGAATACCTACGTTGGAAGTTGCACTTGCAGAGATACGCACGTACACAGGCAGACCAGTGTTGGCATTCTCATGGTTCACAAGCATATACTGATTGGACGGGCTGTCAGAGTACAAAGTAACTTGCTGAATGGTGGTTGCAGCATTGAGCTTGTACGTCTTACCCATAGGGGTGAAAGCGATGTTATTTGCCATGATTAGTAAACCTTCTTGCCGCCGCCTTCAGTAGGCGAATGTTTTGTATCCAGAGGGCCAGTGCTGGAGAAGTCAAACACGGCACGGTAACCACCCTTGGGCAGTTCACCTGGTTGCCAGCGAGTCATGTGAGATGTGGCATCCCGTGGAATGGGAGGACGCACAGCAGTTGAAGTCTGCTGGTTCAGGTCGTGGTCACGCTGATGTTTGCGACTACTCGGAATCTTGGGGTCGTGATTGAGCATTACTTTTCTCCTTGGTTCTGACGGTCAGATAGCTGAATATGACATAAATTGCAAGAGTTGTCACCCTCTCCCAACCCATCCCCCACATTGTCCAGCAACCCAGACCAAAGGAGGTGAGCAGAGCAAGGATGGTGATTAAGCGGTCGGAGATGACCACCAGTGCCAGACGAATGATTGCGGTTGCATCCATGATGATTCCTGTTTAATGTCGGGATAACCATATTATCATGTATCCTCGTCATCATTACCATCCATAAACCCTGAACCCCAAGCATCATCGGAGTCTTTCATCTTCAAGGCTTCCAGCTTGAGTGCACGGTCTAACACCTTCACTTTGTCGGTGACGGATGCTTCTGGGTCATTCATCACCTGTGTCATCAGGTCAGCGATGAATTTGTCCAACTCAGGGTTAATACCCTTATCTTTGGACTTGCGGCTCATTTGTTGAGCTTGCGGCCTACGGCTCGTTTGGCAGGTTTAACATCACCTTTGGACTGCTTGCGCTTTGCCATCTCACGGTTGTAGTCTTCAGAGGCTCTCACCTCGTTCTCGCCACCCTCACGGGCCATCCTCTGTTCTGCTGATTCTTTCTTTGCCATGATTTACTCCTTTGGTGGTTCGCTAATACGTCTTTGTGCCCATCTTGCCAATGGACTATCTGTTAATTCTCCCAGCACAAACCTTTTTGACCTTGTTAACAATGAACTCAAATCTCCAGGAGGAAGTTGTGCCCCTTCAAACATTCCCCTCATGTATGTTTGGCGACCATCTTCTCCAAGCTCGTACAAGGGGTGATTTTCGGGTAAATATTTTGTCAATTCACCCAAACGCTCAAGACTGACGTTACCTTGCAATATGCCGTTCTTTCTTTCAAGATCTAACAACAAAGAGTTGGCGGCATATTTTTTATTTGTGTCTTTGAACAAATCTGCTATTTGAGGATTGTTTCTCGCAATAGCTGCATCTATTTCATTTAACAATTGACCAGCCCTGTACTTGTCTTGACCAGACAATCTGTATGTCAAATCAGACAAGTTACTTCTTAATGCTTGCAACTCTCTGCCATTGACACCACCAGCCATAGCCGCTTGTGGAGTCAAAACAGGTTCAGTCTGAACAGCTTGTTGAACCAAATCAGGATTCCAGCGAGAGCGAAAAAACTCATTTACCTCATCTGCCAAACCAACATGTCCAGTGACACGCTTGTAAATGTCTTTCCAAACCTTAGAAACATTGGCAAAAAACTTTTCAACAACAGTTGTTGGTTTTTCTGTTGTAGTTATCCAGCGAGATGTCTGCTCGGCAAACCACTCTGAAAAATTACGCAAGTAATCTCTTTCGTAAGTCTGGCTTGGTATTTGTGTTCTTGTTTGTTCAGAATACTTGGCAGCAGTAACTGGTCTGTATTGTTCAACAGTTTTTGTTCCCATCCGAACATCTTGACGATGTTTTTGGAATGCCTTGTAAATTTCAGCTTGAACATTGGATGGCGCATGTACCAACATTTGAAATTCAGCTTGGTGACCAAACTCATGCAAAGCGGTAGCAACAGCGGCATCTCTGTCCATGCCACTGCGAATCACAATATGACCATCAGAACTTGCCATGCCATAAGTGCTTCCACTTCTGTCATTGCCAAACCAGACCTTAGGTTTGACCGCAAGGTTTAAATTCTTGGACAGTTCATCAACTGTTTTTTGAATTTCAGAAGCATGTTCAGGCGCACCTTTTGCAGTTGCCTCAACCAAGTTTGACCACTGCCTACGCATACTGGCAGATATGGGTGGAGGTTCTGACAATGGAACGACAGGTTTCTTTCGGTATGCGCCAAGTTTTTTTTCTAAGTCTTGTATCTCAGCCCAGCGTCCCAATAAGTTATCGGCTGTCTTTTGAATGCCGCTTACTTCGGCGGGGTCAACAGATGCTTCAAATTGAGCAGCTCTTGTAGCGGCATCGGCAAGACCTTGGTCAATTTTTAATTCTTTTGGCTTTGACTCTGTGCCAAAAATTTCATCGTATTTTGAACCCAGTTCTTTTTGAGTTTCATTAAGATGAGTTTTTGTTACTTTTCCAAATCCCACTTTATTTCCAGTGACATCCGTGGCTTCTTGATTGGCAAGAGTTTGATTTTTTCTCATTCTCTTTAAATCGTACCCAGGAGAACCAAGAGGTCTAACTTCTCTTAATTGTCCAGGCTCTAATTGGTATCCTCTGGCTTCCATGCTTCTGGCACGTTTTTCTACTGATGGAGTTGTTTTACCAATGGCTCTTTCGGTTATGTATGTGCCTGGTGTTGAAGATACCAAGGACTCTGCGCCTTTTACAAAAGGATAAGCTGCTCCTGTTTTTAATCCTTGTCCAAGTGCTTCTGCTTTTGACATTGCCTTTTGAACACCAGGCATAGCAGCAACTTGTCTTGCGGCAGGAGCAGCAGCTTGCATTGCACCTTCTACAGCACCACCCATGCCAAGCACAGGAGGCAACCCTTCCAGTGCCTTACCAAGTTTTTCACCAACGGCTTGACCACCACGGGTTTTAAATTGATACCCGTACTTTTGCATGAAGTCAGCCATTGGCTCGGCTTTGCCACCAGTAGCAATTGCACCAGCCAGACTTACAGGAATGTTTTGCACCATTGATATTGGCACTTCAGGAGATGCCAATACTTGTTCAAAAAACCCTGGCTCTTCTTTTCTGGCTAACTTCCCACGCTCTTTTGCTTGTCTTGCGCTCTCTGCCAGATTTTCTTTTGTCGGAACTGAAAAATCTGATGTCGCTGGACTTGTTTTTACAGTTTCTTTTGCAAACGGGTCGTACTCAACAGGCGTTCCTTTTGCGGAAACTGGTTTAGCAAATGGGTCGTAATCAACTTGAGTTGCCATGTTAATGCCTTATGTATTTACCTGGACGTGTTGGGTCTGGTGAATAGTAATAACCATCTGAAGCTAATTTTGCATCAGCAGGGATGTTTGCTGGTTTTGTTGATGTCGATGTTTGCGGTGCAGGTGAAGGTGCAGAAGTTGGTCTTTTCTTTTCAATGAATGTCTGCTTAACAATATCAGGCAATCTTGTTTCAAAGTCATGTCTACCTGTTGCAGATTCATAGTGTGCTCTTGTTGTGTCAAGACGGCTGTAAATCAATTCTTTGACAGTATCAATAGCACCTTGCAATTGTTCTGGAGCTTGAACTTCACTAAAGATTTGCTCGGCTTCTTTACGGTCTGCTAATGCGCCAGCAGTGCCAGTTATGGCTTTGACAACCTCACCAGCAACAGCTTGCTTGGCGGCTTTAAAGTTTGTAACTTCAGGATTACCTGTTTGAACAGCAATGTAATTCAATGCTTGGTTGGCAAGCTGTGTGTCTTTGTTGTTTAAAGCCTCTCCAAGTCTTTCCAGACTATTCAAGTGACCAGCAACAGTTGTAAACGCTTGCAGTTGTTTTGCACCAGTACCGTTGGGATTGGTGTAATTTCTCATGGCAAGGTCACGCTGACCATAATCCATTTCGTTGTAGCTTGGATTGATTTGTCGTACACGGGCCATGATTTGAGGACGAGTTTTGTCTCTCAAGCCAGGTGGTTTCTGAGCATAATTGGCAATAGCTTGAGCACTGCTTTCAATGTCATTTGACACACTTGGGCCAGCAGGTGCAGTACCAAGTCCAGCTTTTATTGCAGCTACTTCTTTAGCTTGTTGCAGCCGTGCGGCTTGTTGTTCAGCACGTGTTTTTTCCCTGTCAGTCAAATCAGCGGCATGTTCTTTTGCTTTGACAATCTGCTTCATGTATTCCAGAGCAGGGCCAGGGCCATACTTCTCGTAATACGTTTTCAAGAAACCAGCACCTTCTTCTGCAAACTTGGCATTTGCATTCTGTTCAGCAGCCACCTTGTCTCTGGCATACAACTTGGTGTTTTCTTGCATGAACTTGAACAAGTCATCAATCTTCTTATCCAACTGCTTTTGGTTGGTTTCAAAGATGTTGCGCTGTTGTCTGTACAAGTCATCACGACCTTTTTGATGACCTTCCAACATGCCGTTCATGGCTGACATTGCTTGCTGTGCGTGTTGCTTGCCACCAGCACCAATAGCAAAACCGATGACATTCATCAGGCTGAACAGTGCCGCCATGTCCTTGGCATTTTCTTGAGTTGGAATGAACTCAGCCTTGGACTTCTCCTGAATCAAGCCTTCATACTGTGCACGTGCAGGGTCTTCCCGCATGGCAGTAGCTTCTGCTTCTGTTGCCTTTGACAAAGCCTGTTGTCTTCTGGACTCGCTCTCACCAGTAAAGATGGCCTTCTCTTTTTCTGCCTTCATCTTTTCTTCTTCCGCACCTTTGAGTTCTTTCAAAGTGGGTTCAACAGATTGCATATATGTCTCTCCCGCAGTCATTGACGGCTGCTTAGACATATTTGTTTTTAAGGCATTGCCAAGTGCTTGAGTAGCCATCATGCCGCTCCTGTAACAGTTTGCTGTTGTTGCGTCATGGGAGCAGCACCATACAGAGTACGAGCAATGTTGCTGTAGTAATTGTTGGTCAACTGGTTGACGTACTGGTCAGCTTGCATACCTGTCTTGATAGCACCCAGAGCAATCTGGTCACCAATACCAGACAGTTTCAAACCGTAGTCATACTGTTGCTGTAGCAACTGGTTTCGGAATGATTCCACTTGAGCTTGCACCTGAGCTTGTCCAACAGCCCCGCCTCTGGCAGATGCCGCCTGAGCCGCCTGTGCCTGAACAGCTTGCAACTGTTGTTGGCTTGCGGGGGTGAGTTCACCTGCCTGAGCAGCACGTTGTAACTCAGCACCTTTTTGTTGGTAAGGTGCGGCAAGTGCTTGTTGCTCTTTCTTGGCGGCTTCACCTTGTTCAGATGCCTTACGTGTTTGGTAAGCACCCAAGACAGCTTGCAATCCACCTACACCAGCTTTGCCAAGTGCATCTTCTGAAATGCCAAGACTCTTTGCCAAGTCCCTGTATTTGTCACCAAGAGTTTTTGTTTCTCTGGTTGTGTCAAAACGAGCAAGTTCTGCGGGACTGGTAACTGCGCCATAACCTTCTGGGCCAAACAAAGCGGCTTTATCAGCAGAACCTGTAAATGCAGGTGCAGCTTGTGGTTGTACAGATGGTGCTGCCTGACCTAAATCTATAGGTTTGTCTGTTGGTGTTGTTCCTGTTGAATATCCTAAATCTACAGGTGCATTTGCTTGCACATTTGGAATACGAGCAGGAGAAGATATTTCAACTGGAGAAGGCATTGGTTGCATTGCTGGTTGAGCAACAGGCTCTGCTTGGTAAAAATCACCATAATCAGCACCACCAGTAGCACCTACCTCAAAAGAAGGAATGCCCGTGTCTTCATGTTCCTTACCGCTACCGCCCTGAGATTTCAGCAGCTTTGCTTCTTCTGGGGTAATGTAGGCAAGCATGTGGCCTTCTGGTGCTTTTGCTTGCAACAGACGGGCAATCTGGCGCACATCTGCGCCCACACGGGTAAGTTTTTTCAGCGTTGCCATCTCACACTCCTAAAGCATCTTTGAGGCGCAGGGAAGCCTCGTTCCACACGTTTTGTCTGGGTTTCCCTGTTTCTTTGCCTTCAATTTCACCCGCTCCACGCTCTCCTGTCAAGCCGACAGTTGTGCCTGTAGCCGTGCCTTGGGCGACAGGTGCGGGGCCACCAGAACTTCCCGCAGAAGTTGCGCCTGGTATTTTTGGGCCAAGACCAAACACTTCCGACAATGCGCCAGAAACAACTGGTCTGGCAAGAGACTCTGTGGTTTTGGAAATCACAGGTTCAGGAGTCTGAGTAACTGTCTTTGGCTCTTGGTAAAGCGTAGGCGGTGCAACAGATGTGTCAAAAGATGGAGGTGTCAGATAGTCAGAAGCAGACTTGTAGGCGGGTTGCAATCCACCTGTGTCTGTACCCCTGACTTTTCCTGTATCTGTGCCGTATTGCGCCAAAGATGCGGGAAGAATAATGTTGGGGTCAACTACCAATCCCTGTCCACCACCCGTAGGCACTTTGTCTGTCAAGCCAAGACCGCTGACAGAGGTTTGGTCACCCAAAAGTTGAGTGCCTTGACCTGGTACAACCTTGATACCTTGACCTGTTTCAGGTGGTGCTAACGCTGCTTTACCAGCCTCTATTAAGCCAGTAGTTCCACCCGCAAGCGCACCTGAAGTCAAGCCAGCTTCTAATGCTTTGTCTAAAGATTTACCAGAAGCAAGAGCAGAAGTCACTGTTGCGGCAGATGCACCAGCAGCAGAGGATGCAATTTTGGCGGTTGTTGCAGATGCGCCAGCAGATGTAGCTTCAGCACCCGCCGCACTTGAGACTTCAGAACCCGCAGAAACAGCAATATAAGCAGTTGCAATTTGTTTAATATCACCACCATTTGCCGCAGACACAGCCGCAGCCGCAACATTAGGAGGAACACCTACGTAAATCAATGCAATTGTTTCAATAACAGGAAGAGGGTTTTTAGCAACATTCTCTACGGCTTTGCCTAATCCCTTACCAGCTTTCTCTATGCCTTTTCCAATTTTTCCTAAGCCTTCGCCTATTTGACCAAACGGGTCTGATAAAAAAGGACTTGGTGATGAAGAACCGCCCATTATTTCACCTCTATGGTTAATTGATATTGAGCCTGACCTTTTGTGCCAGGTACTTGTTTAACCTTTACAGGAATCTTTGCGGCATTCAACACACGTGCAATTTGAGAGTTATCAGTGATGGCAATGCCTGTTTTAAATCCCGCAACTTTCATGGCTTGATATAAGTCTTGAACAGCATTTACCAACTTGTCAGGAGAGTCCATAGTAGAAATATGCAACTCAGCAACACCAGGCTGCATGATGTTGTATATCAACAGCGTGTTGCCAGACCGCATAATTCTTGTTTTGCCTGAATCAATACCTTGTTTGAGGTTTTGATAAACGGTATCAAAATCACTGCCAATTTTGTCAACATCGTTTTTGATAATGTCAAGCATGGGTATGTCTTCTGTACCCTTTTGCTTTTTCAATGCTTGCATCACATCTGCCATATCAAACTCCCAAAGCCGAAGCTATTTGTTGATGAATTGTCTGGTGAACACCAATCCAATCGTAAAAGTCATTCTCTACATTCCAATCACTGTCGAGCAACTGGAACGGATTATCCAACCCTAAAACGCTTGCCAAACGCTGATGCTCTTGGTTATGAACATACAACCAATCATCAAGGTTATCTGTGTCGGCATCTGTCAGCGGGTACTTCTGCACTGCAATACCTTGGTCACCCAAGATTTCATAGAACAACTGGTGCTGAACACCATTTTCAAACAGGAATTCTCCAAGTCCGTCTTTGTCACCGAACTTCACGTAGGAGAGTGCTTCCATATTGATAGAGTTACCCTGCCTTTCTCATTTGTCAGCCTTGTTGTCTAACTTGTCAAAGATTTGCTTGAGGATATTTTTGACTTCAGAGATGTCAGAACGGTAATCATCTTTTGCCACATACTCTTTAGGAAGTTCATTTATTTTGTCCTCAAGTTTCTGAATCTGCTTTGTGAAGTTTGTGAACACAAAGACAGCAAGGAAGCCAGCAATGCTGACTACGGCGTTGAATATCTGCTGGTTATCCATTACCAAGGCAGTCCTGTTGCTGTTACTGGATTCTTTTGCAATTCAATCTGAGCATTCAAGGTGGCTTCTGTTGCGTCTTTGTCCACGCCATCTGCCCATACCCAACCAAGCACAGTGTCTTGTGTCAGTTGGTCATAAGGGATAACTGGTGCACCTTCAGACCAGCCGCAAGTACCGTAAGCAGATGCAGAGTAGTCACCGTCTACTGCATTTGCTCTCCAGTGCGCTGTTGTTACAAAACCATCAGATGTCTGGCGGTCAAGTTGTTGAATAACCCAAGTGATTGTTGCTGACATGATTTACTCCTTTAAAAATTAAGCCCAACCAGTACCAGCAGGGCCAGCAGCAGCCGCACTCTGTGTATCCAATTGTTGCAGACGGAAATACAAGACTTTTGCCACTGTGCCAGCAGCATTGATGTTTGCACTCAAACTGTATTGAGGAATGATTGTTCCACTTGTGGTTATCTTTAAGATTCCACGCAAACTGATTGTGTATACACCAGCGGCAGTAGTGCTTGCGGCAGTCAACACATTGTCAGTCGTGATGTTTACGGCATCAAAAGAGAAGTTTGCAGTTGCACCACCAGCAGTGGGTGCGCTCAGAGACATACCGCTAAAGTTGCCTACTGCCGCACCTGAACCTCTGATGTTTATTCTTGCTGTTGCACTTGTTACAGATGTTGCACCTCTGGTAACAATGTACGAAACGTCAAGGAAATAAGTGCCCACAGACAACGTGATTGTGTCGTTTGCAGAGGGTAACAAGACAGCGTTTGTTGCTTCTGTGTTTGTGCCTAGAGCAGTACCTGTACCAGATGTGTAATTAGTTATGGGCAGTGTTCCACGCTTGAAGTTTGTATCAGTTGTGCCATAAAAAACAGTTCCATCATATTCAACTGCTCCCGCTTCAGGAGTGGTTAAATTTGTACCAGAAGTAAGTTTTAAAGGCGCAGTGCTTGCTGTAGCTGTTCCTGCTTTTAACATAAGAACTGCTGTAGGAGAGGTAGTACCTATACCCACGTTACCGCTGGTATCTACCCGCATCCTCTCACTACCTCCTGTGTAGAAGGTCATTGGCACATATGTGCCTGTACCTGTAATTGTGGTTTGCAATCTAGATTCTGTACTTCTTGATTGCATTGAAAAATAAGCAGCATTTGTAGGGTCTGAGTTATTAAATAAATCAGCACCAGCAATGGTAGCTGTACCATTTGGCAATACCAGCAATGATGTATTACCATTTGTCGTGCTTGTCTGAAACGCAACACGACTTGCAGTAGTCGCATTAGTAAAGTCACCAAGAATTCGGTTTCCTGTACCTACAAACGTCTGGTTACCAGTAACAACAAGTGAGCTTGTATTTGCTGTAGTGACATTGGCTGTAGTGATGGTAGCCACGTTCATGCTGACGTTGCCAGTAACAGTAGCATTACCACCGATAGTGACGTTACTGATGACAGCAAGTGTGGATACGTTTGCTGTTCCGCTTACGTTTGCACTTGTAAAAGTACCATTAGCCGCACTGACATTACCTGTGATAGTGACATTGCCACCAACAGTTGCATTTGCTCTAACTATTAACGTACCTACGTTAGCAGTAGTCGCATTTGCAGTAGTTACTGACACGTTTGTAATAGTTACATTACCACTGCTGATAGTGACATTGCTTAATGTCAATCCGTCAACAGTAGTAACTGTGCTACCAAGCGTGAGAGTAGTTGTACCAACAATCACATTGCTGTTTGCCAAGTACCCGTTAGGAAACTGTGTTGCTACGCTTGTGATAGCTACGTTAGCAAGAACTAGGTTATTGATTGTGCTGATGGAATCACCAAGCACAACAGCCGTGTTACCGATAGTGATGGCGGTAGAAAAGTTGCTGTCAAGTTGCGACAGGGGCAAAGAACCTGTGGCTGTTGAAAAGGTATACGGGACTGCCATTTAGAACCTCACTCTCAATTCGTGTTCAAACTCAATTGTGTTCACAATAAATGCGGCATTGTTGGAAGTGATGGTCAATCCCAAATACTTACCGTACTGCTGTGCATCTGACTTGTACAAGTTGTATCCCTTGGATGTAACCCACGGGATAACCGTACCTGTGTTATTTGTCCAAGTAACAACATCACCATAGACATTCGTCCAATCAATGCCAGTATTGGTTAATGAGTAAACAGGACTGCTTCCATACTCGCTGTCCACTGTCACGTTGAATGTTGCAGGGGTGGTAAGCGTTGCTTCTACGCCAAATTTTAAGGCTTGCTTGGTACGAATAGGGTCTTTCATGGGAGAAAGAGATGTCTGTATCTCGCTGGAGATGTTGGCTGTAGCAGAAGCGTACAGCTTGTACAAAGCCGCACCTGTGACCCCGTACATGCTGATTAAACCGCCAACAGGAACAGATGTAATGTAGGTTTGTATGCCTTGGCTGGTGATAAACCACTTCTTTTCAAAGAAAACAGCTTGGACATAGCGTGAGCCATCTGTGATTGGAAAACTGCTGTTGAGGTAAAAATTAAATGCCGCACACAGAATGTTGTTGAGCAACACCTGACCGCCAGTGATAGGCAAAGTGAAATCAATATAGGGAAAAATTCCGTCCAGTTGGTCAGACAGTTTGCTGGTGGTTGAACCTACAAGGGCATACACACCATAGTTGTTCATAAACAACACTGAACGGAAGTATGGGAAGACCGCATATTTCAGCTTGCTACCAACAGAGGCAGACACGTTGGTGTTGGTAAACAGGGTTGAGCCTGTGGTGGTCACACGCACATCTGAAAACACGTTGATGCTGTCATCACCAAAGATGTACAAAAAGTTGTTGGCAGACATCAAGTACTGGATGTTGCCGTGCAAGGTTGAGTCAGACAGAGTGATAGCACCCGCAGACACGGACACAAAGTCAAACGGACTGACAGACGAGGAATATGTCACCGTGCGGCCTGTAGCCACCCAGACACGCCCAGAGAAGGTCGCTACGCTGACAATAGAGTCAAGATTGGGTACACCTATAGCTGTTGCTGTGGTGTTGCCTGTGGGCGTAGGAGGGGCGGCAATGCTGACGGTGGGAGCAGATGTGTAGTTGTTGCCCACGTTGGTCATGATGACCGCTGTGATGGCGTTTCCTGACACGATTGCCGTACCAGCAGCATTTGCACCGCCTCCACTCGTGATGGTGACCGCAGGAGGAGAGGCAGGGTTGTATCCAGAACCGCCTTTGGTCACAGAAATGACCATCGCACCCTTGGTAAAAGTCAAAACCTGGGCAATTGCAGTTGCACCGCTACCGCCACCGCCTGTAATGGTCACAGTCGGGGCGGCGGTGTACCCGCTACCTCCGTTGGTGATAGAAATAGAGGAAACAGCGTTGGCTGTAATGGTGGCTGTAGCCGTTGCCTGAACACCGTTGGTCTGGTTGGGGGCTGAGATGGTCACTGACGGGGCAGATGTGTAGCCAGAACCCGCATTTGTGATGCCGACAGAGCCTACACCTCCCACAGCCAGCAAATCAGTGCCGTTCCATGTGTACAAGCCCTTGTCAGGGTCACCTATAAATACAAATTCATTTTTCCACTGGGCAGTAGAAACATTGGCAGAAGAAAACGTGCCAGTAATTGCCACATTGCCTTTTGTAGCGGAATCAACTTTGAAATATTCACCCCGTCCGTTTGCCTCAAACGCCAGAATGTAGTCTGACAACCCCAGATTACAGCTTTCCAAAGTGGTAACCACGTTGCCAAACGAGACAGCGGCATTGCCAGAATCTTTGACTGTGGACTGAGCCTGAACAATTTTGATGTTGCCAAAACCAATAGGCATGGCGTTCTCAATCCATGAGAACTCTTCCTCATCAATAGCTGTCCTGTTGGCCTTGGTGTTTAGACCCTTGAAGTTCTTAATGACAGCATAAGACTTTTTTTGTTCTGCTGCTGCCATGATTAGAACGTGGTGTAGGGGTCAGGGATGCGCCTTGTATAGACAGAGTTCAACACTGCCTGTACATGCTTGATGTATTCTTGTTTGTAGAGTTCAGCCTCACCATAGCTCTGTTCCTTATACTTGGCTTTGTAGGCCGCATAGAAAGCCACAGGGGTGGTGTAAGGGTCTTGGATGGGGTCAACAGCGTTGGATGTTGCCAAAGACAAAGGTGTCGGCAAGATGGTGCTGTCAATCTCGACAACATAAGCCTGGTCAGGAACTGGGCCTATGTAAATCTGTTGCTGTCCGTAGACAGAGAAACACACGGGTCTGCCTACGTAGTTTTGCCAGTAACGCAGTTGTGCGTTGAAGTTTGACCAGGGCAGATAGCGCAAGGGTATACGACTGTTGCCCCAATAAATGTTGACGTTCAGGATGTCCAAGGTTGTGCCGTTGGACAAGGTGGCAAACGGAATGATTTCCGCAGGGCCAGAGTAAGTCAGTTGTGCCGTTCCATCTGTGAATGCGGTGGACGGCGGGAAAGTTGCACCAGCGGCGGGGTAGGGAGGCGCAGTTGAGCCTGTCGTGCCACTCTGGGTGACTTGGTAAATGAAGATGTTAGAAAACACAAAGTCACCAGCGGTGACAACAGTGTTGGCAGTCCAGAGGTCGGCTGCAACTCCTGTGTTAGAAATCGGGGTGGCAGTTATTTGCAGGGTACGTAAGCACCCAGTATCTCTCGCTACTCGCTCACGGGCATCGTTGATGTAGTCCGTTAGCTCCGCAGTAGACCAGAAGACAGAGTTTGCATCATGCAATAAACGCTGTACTTCCGTGATGTAGGAAGAGAGAGTTGCCATGTGACCTTCATGTTAAGCAACCCTCTGATTGGACTTTCCCCCCACGGACTTTTCAATCCGCAAGGGTACTACGCCAACAGCCGAGGGTAACGAGCTGTTCTTTCCTGGAGGAGTTTCGGATATGACTATCCGCTTGAACTTCTCCGTTGCGTCTTCAAGTTCGCTGTGGAGTCGTATCAAGCCTAATTGGACGAGATACTTCTCCTTGTCATCGTCTCCGTAACCAAGAACATGTTGGGCTGTCTTGAGAGGTATCTCTACCGTCTTGCCAACAGGAAACTCAATTCCGACAAAGTTGTACTCAAAGTTGAGGTCTTTATCGGAGTTGTTGGTTACGTAGACAACTTCCGTCATAGTGATACAACGTCACCGTACACCGAGATGTCAACTGTGTTGTTTGCCGCAGCACCAGTATTGACGCACAAAAACAGAGAACCAGAAAAGATTGTTGTGGCGGTGTTTGCCGTCAGGTTCAAATCTTGATACTTGGTTGTACCTGTAATGTTGCCCAAAACTACTGCGTTGGAAACTGCGTTTGCCAAATTGCCATCACTACTTGCAATGATGGTTACGTTGGCAAGCGCAACACTTCCGTTGGCATTGTTAACGGTAATACGGCGAACAATGTAGTTTGTACCGATAGTTGGAATTGTTGCAACGGCATTGCCTGTGTTTCCCAAACCCACGGGAACAGCAAGAGTGCCAATAACAATATTTCCAAACTGGTCAGGATACAGTGCACCTACATGATTCGAGTTCATACCGTCTCCTTAGCTTGTGTAAGTGCTGTTTGCTGAGATACCACCGTTGATGGTCAGAGCAGTTGCAGCACCAGCACCAGCAATAGTAGATTGTGCAAACACGTTCACGCCATCAGACAAAATCATGCCGCCAGTTGCGTTGGCAAGCAGAGTTGTAATAGCAGAACCGTTGTTCGCAGTAATCACTACGTTAGCGGAAGGGAAAATCAGGTATGTACCTGCGGGAATCACTGTACCTGCGTTAGCGGCAGTCAGAGACACGTTGGAGAAGTAAGCACCAGCAGTGTTGGTGGTTGCATTCGCCAGAATGATTTTGTTCATTGCTAAAGCCATGTCTTTTTCTCCTTACAGTGAGAGGTAGTTGTAACCAGTCACCTTGGTCATTGACTTAGGCTTGACGTTCACCAATTCGGCAATCATCAAAACTGCGCCAACATAACCAATCTGCCAGTTCGGGAGTGTGGACTCAAAGCCTGTAAACACAAACGAACCTTGCTCATGGATGTACAGAGACAAGTAGTTGGTGTTCAGGAAGTACACAGTACCTTCAGGGCAATAGGGGTCTGGGTAGATGGGAACGCCAGCAACCATCAGCGCACGGAATGCGGCTTGAGGGCCATTTGCGTCACCGTCAAAGCCACCGCCAGGGGTGATGACGTACTGCTCTTGACCAACAAAGTCTTGAGCCAACAGTGTCCAAGTACCAAAGCCGCAAACACCAAATGAAGGCATCTCAGCACCGTTCTTCACAGTACCAGAAATGTATTGCAGGATGTTTTGACGGGTTGGGTTCACAGAGCCAGCGGCGTACTGTGAGGACTTCCACCAGGTGTAGGCAGAACGGTCGATGTTGCCGTATGTGCCAGAGTTGGCAACAGCGGCGGGAAGACCGATGAACTGCTGAGTGTTGGTGGTGTTGGTGTACAAAGCGGTAGCCATTGCATCCATCATGACGTTGGTCGCATCGTTCATACGAGCTTCAATCAAAGGGATGATGGCAGCGTCTTGCTGAACTGCGCCTTCCATACCGAGGAACGGCACGGGAGAAATCATCAGTTTCAGGTCGAACTCAGCGTTGTAAGCACCTTGCTGGACTGACGGCTGGGCAAAAGAGCCAGAATAGTCAGACCATTGAGCGTTCACAAACTGTGCGCCTTGGACAGGAACGGTTACGGAAGACACACCGCCAGAGGCTTGCTGACTGTTGGCAATCAGAGCCGCCATGAGGGGTGTCGAGTTGTAAAGCTGGACAACCAGCTTGGGGATGAAGGCTCTACGAGTAACGTAGGTCAGTTCGTTAAACTGTGCTGACCCTGTTGCTGGTAGGATGCCGCCGCCAATAGCCATAAGGCCTCCTTGAAAAAAACAATACCCTCTTACAACCCAATAGGACGCTGCGGTTTACGCAGGTCATTGAGCGCATTCATTGCCTCGTTACGAGCAGCGGCGGCTGGATTCTTCCAATACTTGTTCAAGTCAAATTGCTTGACAGCACTTGGGTTGTATCCAGTTGAAGTAGGCACTGCGGCTTGCTTCATCCACTGATGGTACTCGGCTGCTGTTTCGTGGTTTGTGATGCCACGCTCCAACATGATTTTTTCTACGTCATTGATTTCTGATTCGTTAGCAATCAAACCTTTTTTCATCAAAGACTGTCTGCGGTTTTGCAATTCTTCAACTGCATCACGTTCACGCAACTTGGCTTCCAAAGCTTGCACACGGTCTTCAGACTTGCTGACGGCACGATGTGTGTAGTCTTCGATGTCGAGTTCAGGGATTGGCAAGTCGGGTTTAACCTTCTTGGTCATCCGCAAAAAGTCTTTGCGAGTGTCGGGGTTTTCCGCAAGAGTTTGAGCAAGTTGTGCCAACTCGTCACGGGCTTCTAAGGACAGATTTTCTAATGACATATTGTTACCCTCTTTATACGATTAGATTACTTTTTTGCCATCACCAGGTTTTTGGACAGCCATGCCCGTCTTGCCAATCTTGTTGGGGGCACTCAAGCCACCAAGTGGAGCGAAGCGGGGGGTGTTGGTGATAACGCCATTTTGCTGATTGTTGTCAGTAGGGCGGCGGGGTGCGGCTGCGCCACGGGGCTTGAATAATTCCATGATGTTTCCTTACATTGGGGGAGGAGGAGGCATACCGCCTTGAGGGGGCATACCAGGGATAGGTGCTTGAGCCATTGCTTTACCTTCAGGGGTAGCACCACCCGCCTGTGGCAAGGTTTGGAGCATCTGAAGAATTTCAGATTGCTGGAGTTCGTTGGTCTTGCCTTTTCTTGGGCCTATCAGACCGCTGAGTTGGCGAATAGCATTCAAGGCTTTTTGTCCTTCAGCAGATTCTGAGCCTAGAGCGGGGAGAGATTGCTCCAGCAAGTCCATTGCCATGCTGACGTTGATGAGAGCAGCTTCTTTGCTCCCCATCTTTGGTTCTGGAGTGGACATCGGAGATGCCATCGGAGGAGTTTCAGCATCAGACATTGCGCCTGTGGGCAATTCTTCAGGCATAGGAGAAGCAGCACCCGCTGAACGGTTGCCTTTCATTAACTCCATCAACTTATCTGTTGGAACACTCATAATCACTCCTTGCCGTGTTTGTAACCACTTACTTACACTTTGTCAATAG